GTAAAAAGTTTTTTGTAAATGATGGAGAATTTGTTTTTTCAGTGCGGTCAAAAGGTAGGTGAAGTTTTTCAAAAACTTGCGCAATGGACCTCGCTGCCCATATTTGAGTATCTACTCCAGTTTCTTTTTTTACTAATCGTAAGCATTCTTTTTCTTCTGTTAGTAATTTGTCTTTTAATAGATGAGCTGCTTCAACGTCTACACGAACTCCTAAGAAACGCATATCGATTAAGCAAGGGAAAAGTTCAGTCTCTAATTCAAAAATAGATTGAATATCTTGGTGGATAATTTCTTTTTTAAGTTCTTGCCATAACTCATAAGTTAACTCAGCATCTTTCTCTGCATATGCTCCAACATAAATAGCCGGTAGTTTATACATCTCTGCTTTTGGATCTACTCCCCATGATTTTGCTGCATCATATAGAGCTGCTTCGTCTTTACCTTTACCAATGTATCGTCTACTACAACTGTTTAAATCATAACGCATTTGATTTTCATCTACGATTGCAGCTGCAATCATAGTATCAACAACTTGTCCGTTAATTTTTAAACCTAATGCTCGGATCCAACATACGTCGTACATTGCATTGTGAAATATTTTTACTGATTCAGTATTAAGAACTCCTTGAAACCATTTTAAAACTTTATTACGATCCATATTACCACCACCTTCATGAGCAATTGGATAATAACCTGACCAATCTTTAACAGCGACAGCAATACCTGTGACGTCTCCTCTACCTGCAATAGAACCTGATCCCATCTTAACTAAATCAGGATCTTTTGTTTCTAAGTCAATTGCTATTTCTTTATAGCTTGATAGGTCTGGAAATTCTTCAGGAGGTATCCATTCAGTTTGTGGTTTAAATAAAGGTACCTGTATCACTTAATTATGCCCCATGAGTTTGGTTTTTCTTTCGGTAAATTTTCTTTTGGCTTTTCTATTTCTTTATAATCTCTTTCAATAATCATTTCTATAAAATGTATAGCTTTCAATAAATCCTGTTCCTTTCCTTTGTCACGATGACGAATTATATATTTTATAGCGCATCCCTCTGGATAAAGCAATTCATTTTCAACTACGAATCTACTTGGTTGAATCTTATATTTTTGATAATGTGATCCTCCATGTTGTTTATCCCAAACACTCATAATTTATATCCTTTGTATTCTTTTTTTGGTTCTATAATATGTAAATGTTCCTTGGTCCTTGTTGCACCAACATAGAACAATCGATTCTCATCATCAGGATTTTTTTCATAAGATGTTAATGTGTTTTCACTAAGATCAGTTAATAGAACTACATTCTGTGATTCTCCACCCTTTGCTCCATGTATTGTTGATAATTCTATTCTTGGATCTTCTTTTAATCTTTCTCCATTTCTTCTCATTTTTTTTAAATAGTTTACATCTCTTTTAGCTGCATTGTCAAACGCTTCAAACCAAGGAAGTTTAGTTTTTAAACCATAATCTTTTGTAAGTTTATCTATGCCGTAGTAAGCACCTTTAGTCATTCCTTTAATCATTTTTTTATTAAATTTTTCAGGACTCATGTAAGCTGATATTTTTAACAATTGTTCTTGAGTTAATAACTGACCTTGACGTAAATGTTCCCAGTCTACCACAGCAGAATATAATCCTTTTTCCTTAGTCTTTTTATATTTATTTTTATAATACCAACCATTTTGATAGATGTGGTTTTCTAATTCATTAAGCATATATTTTGTTCTAGCTAATACTAACCATTCACCTGAGGACATATCTATTTGTTCAAACTCTTCATATCTAGACAAAGAACCCTCATGAACTTTAGGTTTCCAAGATTTATTAATTCTATTTTTAATTTTATTAATGATTCCCATAGCTAGACCATGAACTTTAGCTGGTATTCTATGCGACTGTATTAAAGGCAGCATTTGTCCCTCTTGTGCAATGAATGAATCTACATCAGAGCCGGCCCATCTAAAGATAGCTTGATCGTCATCACCTGCAATAAAAGAATCAGTAGTTTTATTCCATATGGTTCTAGCCATATCCCATTGCATTAAGGATAAGTCTTGAGCTTCGTCTATGAACACCACATCAAAATTGGGAGATTTATCTGACTTAATAAAGTCTAATATCATGTCATTAAAGTCTATTAAACTATTTTCCTTTTTATATTTTTCTAATTCAGTAGCAATTGTAATAACCTTATTTCTTTCTAAATCACTATTATGTTCTCCTGCATCATATAATTTTTCAGGAGCAATGTTTCTAAGTTTAGCTAAGTTAATTAATCTTAAATATTCACTATCTGTAGTGAAAAAACCATTGTGGTCGTCTTCATATTTAGCATAACCTATATCTTCTTTAACTCTTTTGCCAAAATCAACGTAGTGTCTTCTCTGCATTACATCTTCTTTCTTAATACCTAGTCTTCTAAACGCTAATGAATGGAGAGTTCTAAAATAAGGAAGATCATCCTCAGTTAAATTAAATTTTTTTATAGCTTCATCTCTTGCATGGTACGCAGCTTTTTGTGTAAACGCAAAGTATCCTACCTTATCGGGATCTGTTTCTTTTAAATAATCATCTACTTTATTTAATAATGTAGTTGTCTTTCCAGTTCCTGGTGGTCCTAATACTATTGTTTTCAATTAAAACCTACCTTCTTTTTTAGCAACTTCAAAAATGTCTTTTTTACTAATCTTTTTACAACCCATAGAATTTTGTGATCTTGTAACAAAACGCAAATTACTTATTCTATAGTTCCAAGATTTTCCATCAATATGGTCTACAACGGTATAACTATCATAAGGATCTAATTCTCCAGGGTTTATAAAAGCTCTCGCTATTAATTTATGTATACATATTAATGTAGATAAACCTTTCCCATCCTGTGGGTTAAGTAGTTCTAGACCAATATAAGGATATATAACTCCTTTTCTTGCTGTTATGTCTAGAATTTTTTTTCGTCCTTTATTTTTATAATCTCTATTTTCTATAAATGGATAGTCTTCAGAATTTAGTTTTTTATCAAAATTAGCATAAGGATGTTTGCCACCAGTTGGATAAATAAAATATTTATTTTTTACAATAGGTTTATCTTTGTCCATAACAGTTGAAAGATCAACTGGTTTGTCAGTTATAAGAGTATTATTTACATGAGTCTGTGACTCAAATAGTGATAGTTGATCTCTTATCATATACCAAAGTGCATATAAATCCACAATGCAGTAAACATTACTACAGTTATCAAATCCATTGCTCCTAAAATGGTGCCTCCTCTTTATATTTAATATTTTTTTTAGTCTCTTGTTTTTTGTCAAATTCTTCTACTGCAAAAACCCTAATCTTTTCTTTACTAACTCTTTTATTTTCACAACCACACTTTTCTTTTAACATTTGTCCTGTTCTTGAATAACCAAGATCCCATCTTCTACGCATTAAGAATTGATGATAGAATCTATCAAACACAAAGTGATGATAGCCTTCAGAGGTCCACACCCCTCCTTTAGGTAAGTCAACTGGATTATCTAATTGAGTTCTGTTTAAACAATATTCTTCTAAATGATTATTTAACTGGTCATCTGTTTTCATACCAGCTGCTGGTTCAGTTACTTCTGCGTTATTTAATAATTGATTCGTGATAAGTACCCAGTCTTTTTCTTTTAATGTGGGTGGTCTAAATCTTAATTGTTTCATACAAGCTTCTTGAAATAAACTTTGTTGTCTTAAGTATTTTACATTTTCTAAGTATAATCTTTCTCCGTCTACATTTAAATAGTAGTAAGGGTCCTCCAGGTCAATTACCTGAAGGTCGGTTAGCCCAGGAAACATTATATCCTGACCTATACCAAATTTTCTTCTTCGACATAAACTTTTATCACACATACTACACATAGGTTCATCATTACACTTATATCCCCATTCTTTTTTCTCATGTTGTTTTTCTATTATTTGAACTTCCGAATCAGATAAAGGTTGAGACATTGCAGTCGCATTAAATAAGGTAATTTTTGATTTCCAATTGCTAGGCCATTTTTGTTTTGCATAAACACCATAATGAAACAACGCATTATTTCGGCCGCCTTCTCCAATTTTATTTGCTGCTAGCGTTTCAATACACGGAGGACCATCACTGTATTCTGATTCTGGTCTTTTAATTTCTATTTCTTGTAATTGTTTTAAAGTTTGAACATTTCTTTCATATAATCCATAAAACCCATCAAGACTTGCTGCATTTCCATTTTCAAGAAAAGCATATCTTGTTGTGTTATCACCATTAAAGTATGGTAAATTTAAAAAGTTTCCTGTATCATCTTGCGATTTTAATTCTGTTTGTTTTGGAAATACTTCAGATCCTCCATAACCTAATATAGCTTTTATTTTATTTAACTTATCTCTCATTAATTTTGCTTCAACATCTTCAGCGGTGAATAAGAATACATGTGCACCCCCACTCTTAGATCTAAAGACAACTAAAGGTAGTTTTAATGATT